TCAGTAAAGGCCGCGCCCGCTCATGAAGGTGTCAGCCGGACGTAACGGAGCATAGGCAGAGGCGAGTGACGGCGTCGGCCTGTCGACCTTGCTGCGGGAGGCACTCATCTCGACGCCGCGCGCGCGGGATTGAGCGACCTCGGACACGACGTCCTGCCCCAGGCTGTACGGCCGCCCGCCTGGAACCGGGACATTGCCTACCCCTGCCCGTTCCGACGATCCGACCAACGGCTTGGCTGAGGCCAGCATGATCGACGACGGCGCAGGGGCCGGCGCGCCATGGCGCAAGGTCGCAACAAGCATGCGGTCGTCTGAGCCTTCAATCGGCGCACGCCCGACATATTCGACGCGCACGCGCGCGACGCCGTGATTATTGAAGCCGAGCAAAGTCGCCGTCCGACGCGAAAGATCGATTACGCGATTGCTGTGGAAGGGCCCGCGATCGTTGACGCGCAAGATGATGGACTTGCCGGTCGCGAGATTGGTCACCCGCGCATAGGAGGGCATCGGCAGGGTCGGATGCGCGGCCGAGATCGACTGCATGTCGAACACTTCGCCGTTCGCGGTCAGCCGGCCATGGAAGTCGTCGCCGTACCAGGAGGCCATGCCTTCGACGCGGTAATCCGGATTTTCCTCCGGCACATAGACCTGTCCGGCGACCGTATACGGCTTGCCAACGCGGTAGACGCCGCCGCCCTTGGGCACCGGTTGGCCGGCATCCACCACCCTTGGGCTTGAGGCCACGCCGTAGCGCGGATCGACCATGCGCGCGAACTTGCCCGAGGACGCACAGCCGGCGAGGACGATACACGCAGCAAAAATTGCGGCGGGCCGCGTCACCGCGCGAATATAGCGCTCTTCGCCCCCTGCCATGCATCACCAGCCGCCAAGGCGGCCACCCTCCCACGTCGGCGCTAACCTTAACGTGGCGGGGGAGCCACGCAAATGCTTGAAAGGTCAGAATGGTAAACGCCGACCGAACGACGCGCCGCCGCCAGGGAAGAAACAGACAGCAGACCGTATTGTTCGCACGGGGAAAAGCGACCGTCGGCCTCGACGCGCAATTTCCCTATGCTTGCTAGCGCGCTATTCCTAGTGGCTTACAAGCGAGTCGTCGGGTTGCTCCATCACGGGTGCCCGCCATGCGAGCCACCCCAGAATGGCAACCGATCCCGCTATCGCAAGAAAGATACCGAACAGTACCGATAAGATGTCCATTGCCCGCCGCCTCCACCACCATCCCGTAGTCATTAAATACCGATTCCAAACGTTTGTTGCCCCTCAATCGACGCTGCAGCGCATCGTTATCTCGCACTGCAGCAGAGGTATGTGACTACAGAATAAGCGGATTTTGCCCACCCCTTATGCAGAAGTCATAGGAGGTATGCAGTGCGGGAACGAATGTTCGCGGATTGTGCAATTTAAGGTTGTCCCTCGCTGCGTGTGGATGCGTGGCAGGTAGCTGGCGAAGGCGCGGCAAATCTGATTTACGGGCGCGGCTCGCGCGCGGGACTTTGCGCTGGAAGGGTGGCCGAGCGGTTTAAGGCAGCGGTCTTGAAAACCGCCAGGGGTGCAAGCCCCTCGTGGGTTCGAATCCCACCCCTTCCGCCATTCCATTGGTCTAAGTATTTGTAATTTAAAGAGTTTATTGTTCAATGTCCTGCCGGACCCATCTTTTTATCCATACAAGGCGAGCGGGCCTACAACCTCAGATTTTGATGATGTAGTTGAGAATGATCGTTGGCTGCACGTTGTTGTGCGCGCCACCGCCACCCGTGTTCTGATTCGTTGCAACTGTCGTATCAGTAGTGCGGCTAGTGTCCGATGAGCCTCCCGCATTAACGAGTTGCTGCACCGCCGCGTTTCCGCCGCTGCCGGGCAAATCGTTACGGTCGTCATAACGTACCGAGTGTCCATGCGCGTCCTGCGTATGGGTATGCGACGGCATCTCAGCCGTCAGCAACGTGTGAGTCTCAGCGCCGCCAGCCGCGCCGAGCGTGTCGCCGTCCAATCCGCCCGATTGGTTTGTCAGCCGGTTGGCCGATGAGCCGCCCATGTCGTCTTGGCCGGCGATAACGCGCCCGCGCAAATCCGGCAGGGTGAATGTCGTTGACCCGTCGCCCGCCCCGTATGTCGTGCCGCAAGCGGTGAACAGGTCGGCATAAGTTGTGCGGCTCACATCCTGGCCGTAACAAAGCAACCACCCATCTGGGGCGGCTGCACCGACGTAGGGGAAAATGGCACCCGCCGGGACCAGTCGATATGTCCCCTGTTTGACTGTCGTTGCGTCGATTGACCCCGTTACGGTTGCGCCAGTCGATGCAATATCAATGATCTTCGCGCCACCGGCTGCAATGCCGATGTTATCAGAGCCGATTCGATAAAGGCCGGTGTTCTGGTCCGAGCCAAACGTAAAGCCAGGCAACGACACGGTACCGTTGGCGGCTTTGAGCTGACCGCTCATAATCGATTGGCCGTCCACAGCGAGTGAGTTTGTCATCTCGCTCGCAAAGTCCGCAAAATTCGCGTTGTAATCGGACGATGAAATCGGAGTAAGGGTCGTGGCGGTGTGAAGAACCGTCATCGTACCGCTGCCATTTCTAGCCATTGCAATTGCCTCGTATCTTAGCCCGCCGATCCGAATGGTTCATTGCGGACGACATGCGCGTTTCTCGTTTTGGGTTCCATCAATCCTGATTGCCCGCCTACTGCCTCGTTTGGTCGTTCGGGTCAGGCATTGATGCTGGCCTGTATTTCTCCAGCCATTCCTTCGTCACGTCTTCGGAGGTCATGCCCTGCGGCAGATAAACGATAGTCGCGCCGGCTGCGTTGCCCTTCTGATCGACTGACGACAATGCAGGGCGCTCATAGCGCGCGGCTCTTGTCGCGGCTTCAATGCGAACATCCGCAGGAAAATCCGGGTTCTTGTAAACCGCCTGCAGCAACATGACGCCATCGCCTTGAAAGGCGTCTTCGCCCAACGTTTCAGAGATTTGGGCCATCGCCTTTCGAAGGGCTTCCTCCCGCTCCAGAGTCTTCTTGTTCTTCGAGCCGGGGCCGCGTCCGCCGGTCTTCTGTCTTTTCGGTTTGTCGTCCATCTCAAAAAACCCCGTAGATAATTGCCGCGACAAGGATCACGGCCATTGCCAGAGCGGTCATTGCGCCAATGCGTTCAAGCCGTCTCATCGCCTGTCCGTTGACCATCGCTGTTGCTTTCGTCGCCTCGTATTGCTGGCGACAAGTTCATTGAATGTCAGTGACGATCTAAGCAGCCCGCTCGGGTCCACGCGAAATTCATGGATCGGCGTTGGCACATATGGCTTGCCCGGAATCCAAGGGCGGCTCATTGCTGCATAACGCCAGTCGTCGGGCGCGTGATCTTCGCCGTCGCTGTCCATATCCTCCGGGCGCAAAGCATCGTGCTGCATAGCCGGGATTGTCCGAATGCTGTCAACGCATGTCGAGAAAGCTGCGATCATCGCCCGGCCCTCTGCGTCACCCTTCAATCGCTGGCGCAGCACATCCCAACCGCCCATCGCGCCCAAGCCTGACACGCGCTTGTTATCGGCCCTCGAGAAATGGAGCCTGTAAGGCGCGCTCCCCATGCGCTCGGCAATCGAGGGGCCGCCAGACACAATCCATGCGGACGGGTCCATTACGCTGTAACGGATGCGCTTTCGTTCCTCTGGCGATTCACGATCAAGGATGCCCGCCGCAACTTCTTCGGCTGTCAGCTTCAAGCCAACGTTATATTGCCCTGGTTTCATCCCGTACCATTCGCGATAGCGGATGATTGCACCGCGCGGCAGGACAACAGTTCGCTCCCTGTCTCCGGTCTGCGCCTCGCAATCGTCACCCACGACTGCCCACCATCCGACACTGAACGGCTTCGCGCTGCCCCAGTCGGCTGATCGAAAACGCAGCCAATCTGCCGGAATTTCAAATGGAGCAATGACGTGCCGTGCCGCGTTCCATTCGGAGAAAAACGCGCCTTCGATGACTGACCAATCGCCCTCAAGCCACGCCTTTACAAGTTGCTCGGAGCCAACTTGAAAGAGGTTCGCTACGTAGTCATCGCCCAAATATTTATTGTCGGACACTTTGGACGGAATGAATATGCGCTTCTTTATGATCTTCTGTTTCGTGAACGGGTTCACAAACTCCGTCTCGAAAAGTTCGAACCCGCGCGGGTGCGTATCAAGCTTGTATCGCCCCTTCACCCATTGGTGGCCGGGGCCGCCGGGGTTGCATGTGCCCTTCATCTGACACGGCACACCGTTGCCGCTGCGCAGTGTGGCCTGCATTTTGTTGATCGGGCTTTCGCTCGGGAACGTCCCCATTTCTTCCGGGTAAAGCCGCGTGTAGCTATGGCCCTGGTAGCTATCCGCGTCTGAATCATTTTCCAGATACGCAAAGCGCATGCGCCCGCCCTTGGGGCCTCGGAAATATTTGTCTTGCTCGTGCCATTTGTGACCAATCGGGGTCAGGACGTATTTCGCGCGCTCTATCAGTTCGGTCAGCTCTGTTCGTTCGCGACGGAACGCAAGCGCAATTGCATCATTTCCATATCGGTCTTGATGCGCGATCCAGTCGCCAATAACGCCGTCAGACTTGCCGCCGCCACGCGCGCCGCCGAACCCGACATCATCAAACGGGCAATCAATGAATGCCGCCTGCCGGGGCTGCGCTTCCCAAATTTTCGTTGGCGGGGTATAGCTTTCAGTCATGAAAGCCCCCTGGCCCCAGCTTGCTGCCGGCGCGCTCGCGATCATTGCGCTCGATATTGGCCTTTATCTTTTCACGCCACATTGGAACGTCTATTCGTTCTTCGGCGGCCTTGCGACCGGCTGCATTCTTATGGCGATTGGCGTTGCTGCGGATCGGCATGACGGACGATCACTTTCCTAATTGAAGCAAGCTGCGCTTCCGCTGCGCTGCCTGTTCCGGTGCCGTGCTCATAAGCAGCGCCGCCAGTGTGTCGCGCGCGCCTACCCCGCCGCTGCTGGCGCGACGGTTCGCAAGATCGGTCAGGGTCGCCAACACGCGGTCGCGCTGCGGGCCTGCCGCCGTCAGAAGATCGGCAACGCCTTCGCGAGTCCGCTGCGTCCCTCTGTTCAAGACGCTGCGCAAGCCTGCCTCAACCGGCAATGCCGGGGCTCGATTCAACGCGCCCGTCAACGTCATGTTGGGAACGCCGCGTTCGGCCATGTCCTTCACGGCTTCGATTCGAGGCGACGTTCGGGAGTTTGCTGCTATGGCCTCATAGGTGCCCTGAAAGTCAGTCTCGCGCCGCGCCGTCGCTAGCAAACTGTTTGTTGCCCTATCGCCAATGAGCATCCGCAGCTTTTGCGCCGTGTCGCCATCGGGGCCACCCTGCAACAATTCGCGATATACCTGCCGCCCGCCTTCGCTCATGTTGGCCGGAGCAACCTCACGGATGCGCTCTAGGGCACGTCGCGCGCCCGCCGCAGCGGCGATCCGCTCCATGCGCCCCATGCCCGCAACCGTCTCCTGGAATTGCTCGGGCAAGAGCTTGTTCTGGAAAAGGTTCAACCCGGTTTCGAGGGCTTCCTGCACAGCAAACTTGTCAGCCGCGATGCCACGCGCCCGCGCGTATTCCCCGCCGGTCAGAGTATCGAGATGCGAGACAAGCGCGCGCTTGGTTTCGAGCAATGCCGATAGCGAGGTCTTGCCGGCGCTGTCGAGATCGGGATTCCGCGCGAACGCTCCAATGCGAGCGTCCAGACTTTTCTTGACCCAATCCCACATGGCGAGGCTTGGCGTTGCATTGGAGTTGAGGACAAGTCGCCCGTCCGCCGTTCGGGTGAAGGGCGAAACAATGTCCGTTCCATGCTCCCTCGCGAGATAAACCGCATCTTCGATTGCGCGGCTGATCGAGGGACGGCGCGTAAGATTCTGCAACGTGTCATCCCAAACCTGGGGATGCGCCTGCATCACGGCTTCATAGGCTGGGCGAATTTGCGCGTTGTAGACCTGTTCAATCCGATCCGAGACTTGAACGATATTGGGATTGCGGCCCAACTCTGCGTCAAGATCACGGCCAATGCGGTCGGCTGAATTTTGGATGCGCGATTCCACCGCATCCAACACTCTGTTTTGCCCGCGTCCCGGCAACTGTGCCACGGCTTCGGCGCGCCCGCGAAGCTGGCGGCCCATATCCATAACCATGCCTTCGGGGCCAAGCTCTGCGGCGCGCTGTTGCATCGCAGCCGGCGTAAGATTGTCGGCCTCTAGGCTTCGCGTGACGCGAGACACGGCACCGGGAGACACGCCAAGGTCGGAAGCCGCGCCGCGTGTCGCGAGGTAATTGCGCGTGGCGTTGATACCGGATCGAACGCCGCTCACTAGCGGCGGGATTGCCGCACCTACAGCCGCGCCAGTCACGCCGCCTTCAATGGCTTCCGGCAATCGGGAATCTCCTTCGCCGCGCCCATACCCGGCAATTGCACCTTGTGCGCCGCCTGCCGCCGCGCCAGCCCCCGCTCTTGTGAGCAAGCCGCCGCTGGCATTGCCTAAGGCGACGTTTGCCACACCTGGCGCGGCCCTCAAAAGTGCGCCGCCGCTAGCAAGGCCGCCGCCAACTTGCAGGGCGGTTGATCCCATGGGGTTCTGTTCTTCAATCTGACGGTCACGCGCGCGTTCGGCTTCCGCGTTCGCGTTGTAGCGGTCGGAGAAAGTATCGCCGGGGCTCCCCGTGCCAAACACGGGATGCAGCGCCGCATTCGTTGCCGCGTTGGCCTCGTCAAGATACTGCCCGACAAAGGGGACGCCCTTGGCGGTCTGGCGCACCGCGTCGTCAACCGACATTCCCTTGAAGGGATTTTCCGGGGGCGCATCGAGGCCAAGGACGCGCGCCATTTCCTCCATGTCGAGATCGGACATCTCGCGAAGCGGGCGATCGGCAGAGGCCGCCTGCCCTTTCATCGCAAGCAATTCCTCGGTTGAAAGTTTGCTGAGGTCCATTTACCGCACCCCTCGCCGCCGCAATTCGGCGTCAATGTCTTCGGCAGTCGGTTGCGAAGACAGAACACCGGACGCAGGCGTTCCGAACGGTCCAGCACCGCCAGCCGGCGCAGCGCGTTTGAATTGATCGAATGGCCCAAAGCTCGGGATAACGTCTTCGGGATTGACGCGCTGACGCCCGGCAATCCCGCGATACATCCCCGCGTCCTGATCGAACATTGTTTGATAAGCGCCAATGCGGCTGTGAGCCTCTTGCATGATGGCCTCGCGGACATCGGGAGTGAGGCGGCCTGTCGAGTTGATCTGCGACATAACCGTGGCCTGCAATTGCTGCGGCAGGGTTGCCACGGCTTGCGCAACCGACATTTCGCTTTCGCGGACAACCGATCCGGGGTCCATGATCTTCGCGAGCCCATAAATCAGGTTCACGTCCGCAGCGCGCGTGTCACGGCCTGCCGCGTTTAGCATCGATTTGTAGACCGGCGCGGCCTGCGCAATGTTCTTGTAGCTCGGGAGGTCTTGAACCTCCCGGCGCATCTTCATTGCGAAATCTGGCGAGCCGGGAACGGCATTCGCTGCCGCCGCCTTCGATTGCTCATCGCGCCAGATTTTTGGATCAACGCCGGGCGGCGCGGGCGGAAGCGTTGACGGCTGTTGCGGGCGATCAAACTGCCGGTTTGGCGTCGTGGTCTGCGAGCGCGGATCAATCCAGCCGTAAATTTCCTTTCCGAGTTCATCCTTGCCGATGACGCCATAGCTAGGGTCTTTCGGCTTGATGTGCTGCTGGTAGAGGGCGAATCCTTGCTGCCGCGTTTGCGGGCTCGCCAAAAGCTGCCGGATATATTGCGCAGTCTGCGGCGGGATCTGCGGCCCCTGTGCCGGGCTTTTCTGGCCCTGCTGAAACGATGCCGGCGGCGCTGAAAGAACCTGCGCAATCTGCCCGTTGATCCCCGGCACAGAGCGGCCATTTTCGTGTTGGCCCATTGCCGCGATAAGGCGCGGGCGCATTTCCGGCGTGATAGGATCGTCAGGGCCGATGCCAAGCTGCTTTGCAACGTTCGCGGCGTATGCGCTCACGTTGTTGCCGTCCGAAGACGGAGCCCAGCGCGACACAATTCCGTTGACCGTGTTGAGGCCGTGCTTGTTCTGGTATACGTCCAAAAGCTTGCTTGCCGCGCCCACGCCCTGGTCGAGCGAAGCGAACTTGGCAAAGCGGCCATCCGAGCCTTCGAAGCCGGGCTGGCCTTGCGTGAATGAACCAGCCTCAATGTTAAGGGGGTTGTTGTTTCGGATTCCGCGCGGCAATGCCTGCGGGTCAGCCGGATCGAGCGGGCTCAATTCATCATTGCTATAGGTCCGCTCTACGGGCGGCGCGGGTGGAAGCGATCCATCGGCAGCTTCAAGACCCGGCGCGCGCTGAAGACGCTCGCTTGTTCGTTGCTCCCTTTGCTGATCTTCCTTATCGAGTTGGTGCAGCTCATATCCGCTTAATGCGGAGTTTGCCATGTGCGCCAGACCTTGCATCCAATGGTCGATCTTCGGCGGCTCCGCACTTTTCAAAGCAATCGCAGCCGCGATCCGGCGGCGCATTGACCGGCTATTCGAGGATTCGCCGGGCTCAATCATGTATGAATCTGACATTGTGTTCTGCTCCGCCCTACCCGGCTATTTTCTCGCCAACGGCTCGAAGGGTTTCTTCCCAAGTGCCCTTGCGCGCGGGGGCTGCACTGAACGACTTGACGTTGAGAGAAGCCATCCGCTTCGCTTCCGAAGCGCGGCGCTTAACATCGTCCTCGCGTTTCCTGTTCTCTGCCTGCTCGCGCTCGGCACTGACGCGAGCGTTGATCTTTAACGCGCGGTCATAAGCAAGCTGCAACACGCGCTCGGGCTGCATCTGCGGATTGTTGCTGCGGATGACAACGCATTGCTCCAGAACGTCTGCGGCGACTTCCTCGAAATGCGTTGCGCTCTGTGCGAAGGCGTCCACCGTAATGGTCGCGCGCACGTCGGCCTCAATCGCTTGTCGGCTTCGCGTTACTGAATCCTGTGCGGCCAACTCGGCCAGATCGACGCCAACATTTTCGGCCAGCATTTTGATGGCTTCGCGCGGCTTCGTCGTGAGCATGTGTTGCGCGGCAAGCAAATGCTCGAATGCGACATGTTCGGGCATGTCCCCAAGGACCGGGCGATAACGCTCCGCAATGCTGCGGATTGGTTCTGCGGCCTTTGCAGATTTGCCCAGCTCGGAAATCTTGCTGTGCGATTCATATTCGCGCTTAGACCACAACGCGCGGACTTCCGGGTCCAATGACGACCATTTCGGGCGCAACTCTTTCGGCCATGACTGTGGCCCGTCATAAGCGGATTCGTCGGCGCGGGCTTCCTCCGGGTGAAGGCGATCATATGTGCGGTCCATCGTCTGTTCGATGGAATCTTGTCCGGCTTCCGGTTGCGAGTTCTCTGCCACGGAAGGCGTGACAGGCTCCGCCTGGGATACGTCGCCCGATTCAACGGGCTCGGCGCTCAGTTCATCCGACATGCGAATCCCCCATTAGCGCGCGCACGATCATCATTCGTTGGATCACGTCACTTGTGATCCTTTTGATTGCGTGTTCGCGCGTTGCCTTTTGGGTTTCCAGTCGCCGCAATTGCGCGGGCTCGGGGTTGCCCGCCATGGCAATTTCAATGTCGCGGAGGTCATTCAGAAGCGCGCGAATGCTTGGAGATTTGTGGCCATAATCATCGGGAGAGATCATCGCGCCGTTACCTCGCGACCGACACGTTCAAGCGTTGCCTCCCATGCAGGCCGGCCTGACTTGGCTGTCGCCTGCTTTTCGCGCGATGGCTTCGCGCCCCTGCCCTTGACGTGCCGATATGCGGCCTGGAGGTCGGCCATCCAGTTTCCTGATCGCGGAATCGTGCCGTCCTGAATGGCCTGCGTCATTGGCCGCAGATATTCGTTAAAGTCAGGCGTCTGCGATTTGAATTGCGCCGTTATAGTCGCGATGTCGTCAGTTGCAGGTTGCGGCATTGGCTGCGCAAGCAAATGCTCAACGCCAAGCTCTTTCGCGACCCAGCGAAGACCCCCTTCAGGGTCGCGCTTCATGTATCCGTCAATTTCTGCGTAACGCTGAAAGACTTCGACCGGCTTGTGATCGGGATAAATCTTGCTGACGGTTTCGGCCACGGGCTGATATTCGGTCGCGGCTTCGGTCGCCGCCTTGGCGCGTTCGCCGGCAAGAATGGCTTCGCGTTGCTCCAACGTCAGGCCGAACCGTTCGGCTTCCTCTTTGCGCTGCTGAATGTCGTCAGCGATGGCCGCCATCTGCTTGCGCTCGGCAACCGGCTTCGCCAGCCAGTCCGATGCACGCTCAACGGCTGTTCCTAGATCGCCGTCAGTCGCTTTCATGCCAGCCGGCATTGCCGCCGGGGCTTCGCGTTCCTGCCGCGCAACGGACTTTTCATAGGCGCGCTCGGCTGCCTGTCGCAATCCATCGTCGGTTTCCCTGCGGCGATTTTCGAAAGCCTGGTTCACCGAATCTGCGGATTGTCCCGGCTGATCGGACGTGGTGGACGTTTCTTGGGGGGCCTGAATTGCTTCGGTCATTGCGCCGCTCCCGTCTCATCCCAAAATGCTTGATCCCATATAGCGGGTGCCGCGATTGCGGGAGCGGGACCGTCAAGAGTCCTAATCACGTGGATGATTGCAGCGCGCGTAAACGCGGCCTTACTCAGTTGCTGCGCTTTCGCAGCGCGGGTCAGGTCTTCGGCAAGCGAAGGCTCCAACTCGACATCAAGTCTGTATTTTTGATTCCGCATAGCTCGAACCCCGCGCGAAAAACGCTGCAAAGAATTGCTGCATTGTTCCAGCGGAAGGGCGAGCGGCAACCGGCAGGAGCCAGCTTGGCGCAAGTTACCTCGGCCTGAGGCTTCGATATTTAAGTGATTTGCGGAGCCCTCGCAAGAGTCTCACCGTGAATTTTGCGTGTTGTTACCGTGGTTTTGTGAGCGGCCACCGTGAATTTACCGGGGCGCGTATGATCGTCCTGGGTAGGCTAACTGTGGGTTGCTGCGAACAGCACAAGCCCAAGAACAATCGCGGCAACGCTTGCCATCACTGCAATCAGAATCGCGCGACCACGCCGGCTTACCCTTTCGGCTTCATCCTCCAGCGGAAGCGACACGCCTTGGATCTCACGCGGCACTCCGTCAGGGAATAGGCGATGTAGGATACCGGCGCGTCCGGCGTGCTTAGTTTCGCCAGTTCGTCCCCGTCCCGCTCGATCCTGAGATTTCCGCATCGGTCGCACGTCACTTCAAGAATTTTGCCGGGAAGCAAGCGCGCCTCCTGGCGCCAGACCTTCCATTCCGTCCCGGCCTCTCTTGCGCGCGGATCGGCAAGCAGTTCCTCCCACCATCCGTCCTGATCGTGCAGGTTCGGATTGTAGGCGTCCAGCGCGCCATGGCGGTCAACGACAACCTTGAGACGTTTGATCGTTCGGCGGTTGAATTGGAAAGGCAAAGGAATGGCACCTTAATCAGGGTGCCCTCCTGGAGGGATTTAATCCCGCTGCATTGCGCGTGTCACTACCCATCGCCCAACGCGCGGACATGGGCAGTGCGGAAGCCCCATATCCGCTTGTCAGAGACGGCGAATGAGTTCATCTTTCGGTTGCCTTCGCCAGAAGGCGGGACGGCGCAGGTGCTGGTAACACCCGAACCGCCCCTAACTCACACAACAGGTGCGCCCTGTCATGCGAGCTAACCCGCATATACCCCCTAATCTGATGAATGCGAGGTTTACCGCCGGGCGGGCAATCCACTCGGAGGGCCTCATGTCAAAGAATATTCCGATATTTGATTTCGGTAGCGTTGCCGAGTTCTACGTCGACGACTTATGCCAAATCGATCCTACCAGCGCCGTAACGCGCTTGGCGTTCGCTTCCACGCAACGCGAGATGCAAAGCGGGAAGTTGCAACGTGTCATCCAAGTCCGCCTTATAATTCCGAATGAATTGCGTCCGCATCTCGCGCGCATGTTGTTGTCAAAAGTGCCGATGACACACACGCCTCTAAGAGAGGACGAGAATGGCGATTGCGAAATCGCCTTTCACTGACGGTGCTGAGGGGCCGCTAGCAAATCGAGCGGCCCCTTTTTGCTTTTTCAACCCGCCTATGCAGGAATCTACCCACCGATGCAGGGGGGCTGTTCGGCAATGGCTTTCGAATTGGACTTGGGAGGATTGAGCGAAGTCGAGATCGGGTATGACGGTGACTACAATGCTCAGTTTACAGTTGGCTATGATCTTGACGCTAATGAACGCGTGGTGATGGCAATAGCACTCATTGAGGACGCCGAGCGCGCTGGCGTATTCGCACTAGTGTTTGGATTGCTGGTTTCCGATCTAGAGGGCGCGAATGAGCAAGGGCCCTTTTTCGACCATGCGACTGCGCGGAAATACATCTCTAGAGCCGACGCCATCCCTGTTATGGATTTAGTCCTAAATGGGGTGAGTGCCCTGATTGATAGCGTCAACCCCCACATTGTCGAGATGGCCACTTACGAGGCCGACTTAGGTCACGAGGCGATGCGGAAATACAGCCGCATTTCAGACCTTTTGCGATACAATTATAGGTTTGAGGTCACCAATTATTGGCGTGATGGAACAGATCTTAAGGATTACTGGTTGTTCACGAAGTCCCAGTAGAAACTAAGCTGGAAACCTCTTATATTTGGTCGTGGAGAGATGGTCATGACTCGCAAAGAGATCGCAGAACTGGACAAGCGAATCGCTGACCGCCTGAAAAGCAAGGGCTTGAAGGCACGCCCTGTCACGCCCGCTGAAAAGGCTCGGATCGAGGAGCTGCGCGTCAAGAAAATGCAACTCGATAGCTATAAGGCTGTGGCCGGCTGAGGGGCTACCGTTCCGCTACCGCTCGTTCGGTCCGAAGAACGCGGCCTAGTATCCCGCCAACACATACCGGCACGCCCTGCCAAGCAGCCAAGCGACCACCGCGGGGGTAAAGATAAAGATCGCGAAGAATAGATCGCGTTCCTCCCGTGCTTCGGTCCAGGCGACCCACGCCGCCCCTGCCGCCAGCAATGCTGCGATGATGCACCCAGCCCAATACAGGACGTTTCCAAGCCGCTCCGTCATGGCCAACCCCCGGGTGAGAATATGAGCGTGCGAGACATAGCACGGCTCTCGCCGGCCTAATTTAGGCGAAATAGAAAAATAGTTGCGCATGAAACCAGCGCCAGCCTGCCCCGGTCTGTGGGCCACCCGCCAACGTTGGCGTATGGGCATCCGTATGGATAGCAACGCAAGGCCATTCGGATTGGCTTGAGATTACGGCCTCTTTTTCTGTCTAAATGGCGGATTGTGTCTCCGCCTACCGCATTTCCTCTGTCCCTCTTTCTTAGTCCCTGACCCTGAGTTCAGACCGGAGCGAAGCGGCATAGCTTTGCCAAGCACTGGCAAAACCATGCCCCCTGACCCTTGAGACGAGCCGTCGCTTTGGACATAGCCGGATCACGCAGCCAACGTAGGTGCCCAAGTTGGGCGGCCTGTGGCGCAGCCGGGGTCATGCGGTCGGCTGCTTATGGCGTGCTTCAATGACGCGGGGCTTGTTGCGGCCTACCCGATCCGGCGGATAAACCAGCCCTGCGGGTTCCTGCGAAGGATTGCCCGCTCCTGCGATGCAGGGGGACGGCGGGGTTGGGTTTCGAGGCCACGGCCCTGCCGTCCGTTCTGATCGCTTTAAGTCCCGGTGCCCTCCGGTAATTGCCCCTCCGGTCATGTTCCCAGAGGTTCGGCCCTGTAAGCGGGCTGGCTATGTCGGAAGGCGCAAAACTGCGCCGTCCGTTACTTTCCCGCGCTGCCGATGCCTGCGAGGTCGCAGAGCCGGTCAATGACGCGCATAAGGTTGTCGGGATGGATGACGACAAACGAGTCATCGTCCTGCGACCATGACCGCTCCTGGCGGATCACGATGTCGCCCTGCTGATTGCGGTAGACGGCAACGGCCTGCTGTTCCGGCACGATCACGGACGCATCCTTGAACCAGTCGAAGCCCTCAGGGCCGTCCGCTGGCGCGTCGTCGTCAGGAATGACAACGGGGACTAGTTCACGCGATTCCGACGCTCCACGTTGGCCCTCGTTGGGAACGTTGGGCTTTGATGTGTGATGTTCGGCCCGACATTCCGGCTTGCAGAACCGTTGCGGCTTGCCGCCCGATCCCTTGCGAGGCAGGAACCATTCGCCGCAGTTCAGACAGGCGACCTTGCCGGCCTCGCGTGAGGCTTGGTCCTCCGCCTCGATCGCCGCGCCGATCTTGTCGCACATGGCGAGATCGGATTCGGGGACGAATAGCGAAGGCGGGCTTTCGATAAGGACGCCTTGGGGCGATTGGCTCACGGCGCATTCGCGGTGCAGCGTTCCGGTTTCTATCATGCTGCCTCCATCGCCTTGCGGGAGGCACGCCAGACCGTCACTTGAACGCCGCTGTCATTCGGCCTGCGGTCTGCTGTCTGATCGAGCAATCCCTGCCGGTGCAGTTCGGTCAGTCGAGGCCGAACCGTGTAGCCGGTGAGCTGCATTGCGCGCGCCGTTTCGTCCGATGTCGCACCGCCTGGGTAGCGTTCCCGGTAAAACGACAACACGCGCCCGCGAACGGTGTTTGCGAGCGGCATGATCTTGCGGGCTGCGTCCCGTGACGGCCCCGCAACCTTGAATCCGGGAGCCTTGGGATAGCGCGGCTCGACAGTGAAAAGATCGGACTGCTGCATCATGCGGCCCTCGGAACGAATGAGGGCGCGTGATGGATCACAACGCGAGTCCAACGGCGGGCTTTGCGCGCCGCGACGAGGTACGTTGAAATCCGGTATCGGCGGCCTTGCGCCGCCCGACCGATATTGATATTTGTCACCTGTCTCAACTCCTTGTTGCTTGCGGCCTTTGCCGGGCCGCAGTTGGTTCAATCAGCCCCGCCGGGTTCGCAGCCGGCGGGGTTTTGCGTTCTGGTTATGCGGCTTTGGGGATGGTCATTGTCGGCAGGCTGGAAAACCAAGCCTCCGCGTCATCGGCTGAAATCCGAGTGGCCTTGCCAAGCTTCCGCGCGACAATGCGGCCGGCGTTAAGCTCCTCGTAGAATTTCGTGAGGCCGATGCCGTAGCGGTTACAAAACTCGCGTGGCGTAAGAGCGCGTTTACCGTCAGTCATGTGCTTCACCATCGTTAGCGGTTGACGGTGAAGGTTTACGGGCGCGCTTTGGCCCGGTCACGAAAGAACGCTGGCAGAAAAAAACTTTGTTATTTTCCAATTTTCAGAGCGTTGCGGACGGTGCGCTCATCGCATTCCCATTCGTCTGCAATGATCCCGATAACCCGCTTGCGGAGCCCGCGCGCGGGCTCTCCATCATCGAGCATCTTTTTGTGCTTTTCAGCGACGGCTGCGGCGATCATAGCCCGCCGTCCCGCCGTTGCGTTGGATGGCCGGCCTCGCGCACGGCGCACAAATTCAAGCCGATACTCGTTCAAGAAATTTGCAGGTCGGTCAGGATCAAGCATGTCCGCGAGCGCCCTTGTCACCCGAGGATCGGGCGGGAAGTTCCCCAAAAAATATCGAGAGAGCGTTTTTCCATCGCCCCTGCTGATTGCGTCTAGCGCCGATGTCACTTCGACGGGCGGGGTTGTCGCCAACACCAGCTTCTCTTCGTCTGTCTGTCCCGGGGCCTGTTTCATTGGTCTGTACCGCGCCGCATGGGGATAACTTGCCCGTCCGCAGCGGGCGAAGCGCAGTAGGCCGCCCATGCGTCCATAAGCTTGCGGCGCTTGTCGAACATGTCGCCTCGGGCATAGGCCGCTTCGACCTTATCCCCGTTGACGTGGGCAAGGGCGGCCTCGGAAACCTCATTGGCGAAGCCGGTCCGCTCCCGCGCCCAATCCTTGAACGATGATCGGAACCCGTGGGGCACAACGTCGCGGTTGTTCTCTTTCGGATCGACGTAGCGCCCCGCCCCGCCCTTTTCCGCATCCGCACTCATGCGCCGCAAGAGCATCGTCAACGTCATGTCCGACATGTGCTTGTTGCTGCGGTCGCTTGGGAACACAAACTTGTTGCGGCGGGTCTTTTCCATGTCCCGCAGGATCGCAACCGCTGCATCCGATAGCGTAACCCGGTGTTCTCGCTTGCCCTTCATCCGGACTGCAGGGACCGTCCAGACCTTGCCGTCCAGATCAAATTCGGACCATTCGGCCTTGACGGATTCGCCAGACCGGGAGGCCGTCAGGATCGTAAATTCGAGGGCGCGGGGGCCGATCCCCTCCCTCCCCCGTAGATCGGCCATGAATGAAGGCAACCGGACATAGGGCAGCGAGGGGTGATGTTCGACCTGCCGAATTTCAGATTTGGCCGCCAGAATGTTGGAAAGGTGCCCCTGCCAGCGCGCGGGGTTGTCGCCCGTCCGATGCCCGCTAGTGGTCGCCCAACTCAGGATTTGCTCGATCCGGCCCCGAACGCGGCTGGCGGTTTCGTTCTTCGATTTCCAGATCGGGCGCAACGCCTTAACGACAAGATCGGTGGTTATTGATTGGACGGGCAGAGAGCCAAAGACAGGGGTTACGTAGGTCGTAAGCGTGTTGACCCACTGTTGCCGGTGTTTCGCGTTTTTCCAGTTCCCCTTGTCGGCAATGAAGGCGTCCCGGCATTCGTCAAACGTCATCGACCGGGCGGCTTTCAGCTTTTCCGCAAGGCGTTCGGCGCGGCGGGCCTCGATAGGGTCAATGCCCCTGTCTTTGAGCTGCCGGCAGGCGCGCGCTTTCTCACGGGCCTCTGCGAGGCTAAACGTGATGACCGAGCCCAGCCCCATGTCCCGCAATCGCCCGTTCGTGCGGCTGCGAAATACCCAAGACTTGGAGCCGGTGGTCGAGACCTGGAGATAAAGCCCGCCGCCGTCAGCATAGAAGCCGCGCTTTTTCAGCGAGGTGATCTTGCGATCTGAAAGCTTGTTGATCTGCCGTGCCAT